ATAAATCGAGTACGACCGCGGGTATGGGTGGTTTGATTAACGTGACGGGATCGACTACGAGTGCATTTGTCGTGACGTTTTCGGGTGGTAAATTTAGTATAGGCGGTGTTCAACAAGCTTCACTTTCCGTGATTCGAGGTTTGACGTATACGTTCAATCAAATTAGCGGACACGTCCTTTCGTTATCGTCTACGAGTGATGGAACGAGGAATACGGGTGTAAATAAATATTACATAAGCGGGGTAGAAACGCCTACACTCACGTTTATACGCGGGAGTACGTATACGTTTACACAAGCAACGTCTACAAATACGGGACACCCTATACGTTTATCGGAAACGAGTAATGGGACACATGCGAGTGGGTCTCAATACACGAGTGGGTGGACGACGACAGGAACACCGGGAAGTAGTGGCGCATCGAGTCAGTTTGTGGTTCCCGCGAACGCACCAAATACACTTTACTATTATTGTCAACACCATTCCGGTATGGGTGGTGCGTCATCTATAAACGTGGCGGATTCGAATAGTGGTATATTACTTACGTATGGTACACACGCACTGGTCGCAAACTCGACGGTTTCGGGTGAATATACGATAGCGACAACCTTCGACGGGACGACGAGTAATTTATACGTGAACGGTGATTTAATAACACAAACAACCCCGACGATCGCGTCGGGTGCGAAGATGATAAAAATTGGCGAAGACTATAACGGTTTGATTAAGAACCTTAAGTTTTGGAACTATGCGAAAGAGTTCGTCGTAGCCATAACCGGAGTTTTAGATTTATATTCATTGTATAACGATACGGCTAAGATTGCGTCTGCATACGGTTTCAGATTATTATTTAAAGAGTATGAAGGTGCACACGCTAAGATTAAACGGTCGAGTGATAACGCGGAACTTGACGTGACGTTTGAAATGAATGGTGATATTAAAACACCAACAAACTTTACTACGTGGAAAGGGAGTGATACGTTATACGTGACGAAATGGTACGACCAAAGTGGTCGAGGGTTAGATGTAGTACCTATAAATTCGTCTACACCTCCCGTTTTTGATAACGCACAATCGGGTGGTCACTTTTCAGGTAAATGGGGTGCTACATTTAACAGTTCTAACGATCAAGAATTAAAAATTGATAATTATACTAATAGTTTTGGTACAGGTACACAAAAGTATACCATATTTTGTAGTACGTACTGGGACGGTGGGACGAGTTCTGATACATTATTTGCGATAGGTAGACCTGATTCTGCAAGAAATGTTGCATTTCACGTAAATAATGGCGGTAACTATAATCATTACCATTATGGTAATGATGTTACTGGTACGGGTCCATCTGATCAAACATCGTTAACGATTGGTCTAAGGTATACGGGAGGTGCATCTAATTCGACGAATATGAAACAATGGTTTGATACTACATTACAATCAGGTTCGGGGTCAAGTGGTAGTAGTCTAAATCTTGAATCCAATTATCCTTTACGGATCGCTGGTTATTCTATCCGTGGTACTGGTCATTATTACGAAGGTCGTATATTCAATTTTATCGCGTTAAGAACAGATCGTACCGATTCGGAAGTTACTGATATTATAAGTAAACTGAATACGTATTAACCCCAAACTCTCTGCATACTCGATTGTATAGCCCACGGGTACCGTATAGTACCGTACCCAATAATGTTATACGAATCAATACCGATACGGTTACATTTGGTACATACGTCAAAACTATCGTCTATGATCGAGTCGAGGGCAAGACTTCGACAGATTTCGTGTTTCTCGATTTCGTGATCCGTATAACTATTGGTCATGATAAGATCATCGAATGTATTAGGGAACCAGTATTCGAGCCATTTTTCGGTTTGATCACGCGCGTAACTTTGGCGACCCGTAACGATATACATTTTATCGGCGTGTTTGCGTAAATACCCCATTTGTTTACACACACCTGGGATCGGTTTAAGTTTCGCGAACGTCTCGGATTCGTAAAAATCATGGACCATGGTACGCGATTGGGGTTCGGTAATATCAAACATATCTCTATATACGTACGGGTACTTTTGGGTGGTCGGCATTTTGTATCCACGGAACTTTGCCATAGGTTTAACGAACGAGACGAGAACTTCGTCGATATCAATAGCAACTCTTTTCATTTAAATAATAATATAAAAAAATCTCTAACTGTGTTTTTTGTGATTGAAATTTTTATTCAGGTATAGTAGAGTATGGCGGATAAAATACCCGTCGTCGACTATAGCAGAATGGAACGACTCAAACCTCCAGAAAATACAGTTATACCGCTAAACGCGAATACACTTTGTTTGTTTCTAATAATTGCGACCATAATTGGTCTTTATAAACGACGCGTTGATATTAGTCAAGACCGCGAACGACGTCGTATTTGATACACTCGTTAGGGTCGAGGTAAACGTCACGTTTCATAAGTTTCTTAAGTTGTTTATCAGGGATACTCGTTTTTTCTGTATACGTTTTCTTAACCATGTTCATGAGTTTATCACACATTTTCATTTCATCCTTAACTTCCTCATATTTCCCCCAAAATCCACCCGTGGATATTTGGTGGATGAGAACGTGTGCATTTTTACCAATGAGACGTTCGTGTCCACCCAAAAGGAGGAACGTTGCTGCCGAGCAGCACTCACCCTGTGCGATCGTGACGACCTTAACGCGCGATTTTTCGATAATGTTCATTGCACTCAGACCCGCGAATAAGTCACCACCTCCGCTACATATATGTATTCGGATAACGGGTTCGTATCCAATAAGTTCCGCTTTTTGTTTAAGAAGTTTAATTTCGAGTTTCTTAAACTCTTCTATAAATTCGAGAATATCCTCGTTCGTGATTTCACCGTAGTATAGTATTTCATTACCGATAACACGTGTGATTTTAAAATCTTCATCATCATCCGTGTTAGTGGTTGTAGACATAGTTATTAGTTTAACTTTCTATTTCTTCTTTAATCAACTTTTTTATTTTTGTAACTTCACGTTGTTTAAGTTTATTTTGTATTGCTAAATGATTCATTACATCAAAGTCTTGAGGTGTTAAATTATATTTTTTAAAATGCGAAACATTACCTTTTTTTGCGTATTCTCGTAAAAGCATAAATTCACCTTGTCCCAAACCTATCGGTGACCTAACTTGTATACCTCTAATCTTTTGCTGTCTCATTTTTTGATTTCCGTATTTAGTCCAGAATCTACCGGGTCGTAAACTTTCTGGATCAATTTGTTTAACGAAATATTTTTTTGGTATTTTTATAGCGTGTAATACAAAATAAGGCATTATATCCCAATCTCCGTGATATATTTCCGTATCTAAAATATCTGCATTTGTTAAAGAGTATGCTATTTTATCATAATTCTCTAATATTGCATCTGGATAGTTTTCTTCTATGATCGACCAAATATGACCATGTTCGTGAATAGAGTCTGTTATATTTATATCACTGGAATCACATAAAATACCTGTAACAATTTCTTTTGGTGTTTTAAAAATATCTTTTTCGCCCGTATAGTCTAAATAGTGAAAGTAGTTGTGAATGTTACCTTTACATTTATGTGCTGCTAATAAAGTATTAATATGTTTTGGTTTAAGAGTAGCTATTTTTTCAGGTTTTAATCTTTGTATAATCAGAGTTGTAAAGTTTTCCATGAAATAAACATTTCTTGATGTAACTATTAATTGTTTATTTGTAACAGTATTACCATCAGAAACCGATTCCACAATATGTTTGTATGTATGTAAATCTGAATCGTAATCTTCTATATATGCGTACATATTTGATTTTTTGATCGTGTCTAAATATATATCTTTTTTACGCATGGGTTCATCCCATATTTCTACACTGTTCGTTTCATCCAGAACATTTTTCAGGATAAACGTTTTACCGCATCCAGCTGCCCCACATAAAAAAATATTTTTACCTTCATCTAAACACCGTTTTAAATTATTTATTTCATTGTCGCGTAGTGATAATTCATAACTTTTTTTTTGTTTTTTTATAATAACAAAGGAATCCATATGTCCGATGATGACGACCTTACTAATCAAGCTCTAGATTTAGTTTTGAATAATGACGCACTCCAAAAGCGTGTTATAGATCCTATCAAAAGGAAGTTATTTCCTTACGTTATGTGTATTGGATTCTTTAACTTAGCACTTTTTGTTATGGTTGCTTATCTTTCAAATCGTCTTTCGGTGATTCTATAATTATTTTTTCTAATATAGATTTACGTTTATCTGATTCTGTTTTTAATTCTTTATCATCTTCATCACTATCTTCAGCCGCTGGTGTTTCCGTGACAACTTCCATTAACTCTGTTCGACGGCGTAATTCATTCATTAAATCACCTTTCAAACTTACGAGACCTTTACCTTTTAAATCTGAAATTTCATTAATACGCTGCTGTTTCCCTTCGATATCTGACTTTATAGTTTTCTTAGCCGATTTGATATTACCTCGGATACTTTCAAGTTCCTCTTTTAATTCGCGTTTTGCTACACCGGTAACCGCATCTTTTAACTTGGTTATGACTTTACTTTCCTGTATCGCCTTGAATGGTATAATTGGTTGAATATGCATAATTTCTGGTTTGAAGAATACATTATCATCTGGAAACTCTCTTTCAAATGAATCTATCATTTTTTGTGGAACATTCGGTGACTGTTCTATTAAACGATCATATTCTGTACGCATATTTTCAATCATATTTGTACCACTTAATGTTCTTTCGGTGAGAGGTAAAGTTAGTTCGAGACGTATTGTTCGTGAAACTTTACCGTATTGTACAGAGGCAACGCGGTGACCTTCCATAAGTTCGTTAATTTTAAGGAATTGCATAATAGTAGTTGCGATGGCTGTGATTAAATTTAGACCGCCGATAGCCGATGGTACAAAAGGTTGTACAGACGGTGGAAATGTTTCTTGTGCAAAGTTAGCAGTACCTGTAACTGTACTTACAATTATAAGTGGTATAGTAAATTTCATACTCAAATTTTTATATGAACAATACGCCTGGTAGTGCATGTATCTATAACACGCAGCAGCTTCACCCCAAGATTTAAGAATTTTCTCCTGTTGTACGTGCCATATTTTAGGCAGTTTCTTTTCTTCGTTCATACTAATAGATATGAACATTATATTTTTTGTCCACTTGACTTTTTTTGTTACCATGCTCGTGATACCATTTACCAGCAATAAACAAAACTTAGAATTTTATTCACTTCTTGTACCATTTATATTTTTTCACTGGTCAGTTAATGATGATACATGCGCACTGACACAACTTGAGATGGCGATAACTGGTGAAGAAAAAGATAATACATTTTTTGGTAAAGTTATGGGTCCAATATATGTAATGGATGATACAGATGCGAACAATTTATTAAAAAGTGGTTTATTTTTTCTTTGGTTAGTTGTTCAATTTAGATTACAAAGAATAGATCTCACTCCACTTAAACCCTTACTCGGTAAGAAATAATATTTGTATATACAAATGAAGATTAAGACAAAGCAGAAACTCTTGGGTTTTGCATTAATTATACTTGCAGTTATTATAATTTACCAAATGCGTAATCCAATTATTGTGAGTAAAAAAGTACCAGTTCATGTACCAGTTCAAGTCCCAGTAGAAATACCAATGGAAAAAGAATACAGAAGTCCGCCAATCAAAGAATATAAACCTGGTCATATTCAACAAATGGGTGTTCTTGTCGGTGAAAATGAAGAAACTTTACCTATATACGGAAAAGAAGTTCGAGGTAGACGTGATAGGTACAATTATTACACAACAACACCAGGTGACCAATTATATTCACTTCCTATAACCATAGATAATAGAGATTGTATGGATGATATTGGGTGTCAGGAAATATACGGTAACGAGTCTGTCTCGGTTTTAGGACAAACTGGTTCTTTCCAGGCTAAACTATACAGAACTGATAATTTTTTCTAAGTACATTATAAATGTCGGAAACGTACGATAATATTACACTCATACAAAGAATTTTCAGTTGTTTATGTTGTTTCATGGTATCAATGAAACTTTTTAGTTTCCCCTTTAAACCACCCCCCATTTTGATGGGTTTATTACTCTCGTGTATCTCGTGGTGTTTTACTTCGTATTTAATAAGCATGGACACGAAAAAACGATTTGCTAAAAAAGATGAAGACAAAGAAGAATGATTTTGATGTCTGATTATATATTTCAAACTTAAAAATCACGTATTTATTTGAAAGATAAACCGTATTTTTTTGTTATTATTTTTTTGGCACCTTCTAACTCTGGGTGACTCCATAAGAGCCAACGAGACCAAAACCCCGCGGTATAAAAACCTGTTTTACCCCAGTTTTCTTTATCGCTTTTAACAACATCGAGCATATTTAAATGAACGAGTTTAGGATCTGTCTGTTTCTGAACCATATGAGGAACGTAACCACCATGTCGAGTTACATATGAACGCATACGTAAGGGATTTCCATGTTTTGTATAATCCGAATACCCTTTTGCACCAAAATCAACGACTCTGCCATTTTCAAAAGTAACTCTATACTTTTTATTAAAAAGTG